AGGGGGGACAGGGGGGACACTGTCCCCCCCTACTCGCGAAAATCCGTGACCGTCAAGTCAGGATTGACCAGGTAGAGAGAAATTGTTTGTTTCGCGTTATGAGCTACTTCGCAAGGGGGGGGGAGATGTCCCCCCTTGTCCCCCCTTGTCCCCCCTTTGTGCACACACCGTGAGTGAACCGGGGAGAGGAGCAAGATCATGCCCCCACGCAAGATCGACCCCAACGGGAGAGAGCTGGCCTGTCTACGCGGCGGCCGATGGTCCGGTGCCTGGTACTGGCGAGACCACGTCGAGCACCTACAGGCCAACCCCACCCACGCCAGCCGGACCCTGCTCGACTACCAGCCGACTGAGCAATGGACCACCAACCCGACGTACGCCTACCTGCAAGGCCGGGTGTGGGTGCCAAAGAAACCCGCGGCGGCATGTGGGAGTTAAGGCCAGCGTCTACCGGGAGTACGGCGATGCATCTACGGCACGCGAGAAGACGTCGAAACTCTCGACTACGCCATACAGTTGGACTTGTCACGCAATTGGCCCGACTTCACACCTCAATGCCAGCTCGCCAGGGACATTCACGTATGCCCGAGGTGCACCCATGACTTCTAAACCCGCGAAACGCACCATCACCACCTGCCCGACATGCGCTGCCGTCACCATCCCCGCGACCACACCATCAGGCACTCGGGTCATCGTTGACTTCAACACCTCACCCCGCGGTGGCATCGCACTATCCCCCGGTGCTAGGCCCGCTGCTCTCGTTATCGCGCCAGACCGCGCGTGCCCACCCGGCCACACCCGCCACACGCTGCATGAGATGACCTGCGAGCGACCCCACAAGCGACGACCACTGGCCAAGCGGCCAACACCTGTCCCGTTCAACCACCCGGCACTATTCGACGGCACATCATGCTAGAGGAGAAAACGTGACCCCCACCGAATGGTTCTACGAGTACGTAGCCGAGACACCCGACATACGCCTAATGCCCGACCCGGGCAACCCAGAAACGATGCTGACCGTGCTAGTGCTAGGGCAACACCAAGAACCCCCACAGTGCGTCGCCAGCTTCGCTCACCATATCGAGACCATGACCGCCATCCGATCGAAGATGCAACCATGAGACGCATCGGAGGACTCGACACCAGTCTCACCTCAACTGGCGTAGCCATCATCACCCGCAGAACCAACGCCACGTGCATCGCCAACGTCAGCATCATCCGCACCGACGGATCCCTCAAAGACCCACTAGAGAAAACCAGTCGACGACTACTCGACATCCGCAACAAAGTCATCCACGCCGTAGCGCTCTGCGAACTCATCGTCATCGAACTACCAGCGATCGGAGCAAAAGGCGGCAGAGCACTCGACCGCAACGGACTATGGTGGGCCATCGTCGGACGCCTCATCGACCTCAACATCCCCGTCGCATGCTGCGCCATCAGCACCAACAAAAAGTTCATGACCGGCAGCGGCAACGCCGGCAAAGGCGCCATGTGCTCAGCCATCACCCGACTATGGCCGGAAGTCCAACTGTCCAACAAGATGACTCAAGCGGAAGACGAAGCGGACGCGTTGTCACTGGCCCACATCGGTGCCGTCAAAGCCGGGTGGGAAGTACCTACACTCCAACGACACCGCGATGCCCTCCCCGCCGTAGCATGGCCCGACCAACCCGTCACCGAACTGGAGGAGACGGCATGAGCGACTACTGGCCCATCGCCAGCTCCCACAACGTTCGCATCCTCCTGCCCGACGAAGGCACCACCGCGTTCGACCGGATCGCGCTCGGCCTGTGCACGGTGCGGTGGCATCCGAACGCGTGCACCCTGACCCACGGCCACACGGGCGTCCACAGGGCCGCTGACGGTTCGGCCCTCATTGCCACCCACGGGAGCGGAGATCTTGAGCCTGGCGCTCACACAGCGGACAGCGCGGGGCACGCTCAGTCCTGCGGTACGTAGGAGCTGGTACCCGTGTCGCACAACCCGCACGCCGACCCGAACCCAGCCCAGGTGGCCACTGAGCAGGAGCAGTGCTTCGCACTGAAGCTGAAGGGTTACTCGGTGCGGGCCATCGCCGCTGAGACGGGGATGTCGAAGACAACGGTGCAGCGCCGGCTCGACTCGGCTTATGCGGAACTTGTGCAGCCGGTGGCGGCTGAGGCCCGCGCCATCGAGATTGAGCGCTACGACGCGTGGCTAAAGCAGCTAGAGGACAAGGCTCAAGCAATGGCCTCGTCTTCTCTGGGCATCACGTTGGATGAGTTGTGCAAGGTGACGGCCACTAAGACGCGGGTGGCTGAGCGCCGGGCGCGGTTGATGGGTTTGGATGCGCCTATCGCGGTTGAGGCTCGTGGGGAGTTGCGGGTCGTGGTTGAGGGTTTGGACTCGGAGGCGTTGCGATAGATCGCAGGTTGATTAGTCACCCGTTCGGCGCTACCATGCTCGCAACACGTGTGGCACACTATCTCTATGGACGAGATTAGCAGGATCATCAACAAGTTGGATATTGAGATGTGGGAACAGGGTTTCCGGTCCGACCAGGCATCTCGTGAGGCAACCTCAGCCCAGCACGCTACAGAGAGGGCTTCGGCCGCCGCTCAATTGCTGGCCCGGAAGGGATCGCGCCGAACCTCGCCCTCCAACTGGTGAGTAAGCCGCACGCGCACCCATCGTTCGCTCTGATCGGTGGGTGCAAGTGGTACATGGTCCTCCACGGTGAGGTGGTCACATTGCGCCCCATCGAGCTGGCGCCCGCACGGGGTTCTGCTGAGTGCGTGCATTGTGGCCTGGAGTGTTGGACGTACTGCCGGTCATGCCGGCGTGCGGTAGCACCCGAATGTTTCGAGGAGCACGAGCGCGACCACACGGAGTGGCGTACGCGTACCGGTGGTACATGGACGAAGGTGGAGAGATGATCTGCGGACCTGATGGTTTGGACATGGGTGACGACGAGACGATCCTGATTGAAATCCCCGGTGGTGAGTCATGATCCGCACCGGGTTGCTTTGGGTGGTCATGGCCGTCCTGGTTACGGCGGTGTTCATGGGCTCCGCTGTGCTGATTGACCTGTTAACTCATGGTTGACTAACCGCCACATGTGTGGCAAGGTGGGGGTTATGGCAGAGCTACCTAAGACATTCAGCGAGGCCGGGTTTGCTACCGAGCCCGACCACCTCATGCACCTAGTGCTCACGTGGGCCGAACGCGGACTGTTGACCATGTCCGACGACTGGCGCAACCGTCGCGTTCGATTACTGGGCAATCGCATCAGCGAAGCCGCAGAGATGGCCGCCAACAACCTATATCTACAGGGGCTGATCATGGTCACCTCGGCCGCTCTCCTCCTGCCCACGGGCGCTATCCGGACCACCGAAGCCGGCAGGCGCCAGCTAGCCGAGTGGGATATTCAAGTCGCTGGAGTAGCTGAGCCCGTCGCACCGACCGCACACACCCCAACCTGCCTAGACGACCAGGAATGACGCACCATCCCCGAGTCACGGTTGACCTGAAACACGTTGCAGGCCGCGGGTTCAACTCCCGCGATCGGGGCGAGTCGCGCGAAGTAAATATCGGAGGGAACATCAAGTAGACGAAACCCTACAAGTGCCGGTGCACCGGCATGGGTCCTGGTTAGTCAAGCCACCGACGCGACTCCCCAACAACCACTCACAGAACGGTAAGCCAATGGACTGGAGGGACAAAGCCTCATGTCGGGATGAGGACCCAGAGATTTTCTTTCCCATGCCCGCGGACCACGTGACGGAAGCCAAGGCACTGGCCGTGTGCGCCACCTGTCCCGTCAAGGCGCTTTGCCTTGCTTATGCGATGGAGCTGGTCATTCCTTACGGTATCTTTGGTGGGGTGACGCAGCGGGTCAGGGAGGGCATGAGGTACGCGGCGGCACCGGAGCCGGTGCCGGCTGAGGAGACGAAGCGGTGCGCGCGGTGTAACACGCGTAGGCGGGTGAGTGAGTTCACTCCGAATGATCGGACCCCGGACGGTTTGACGATGCGGTGCACTGAGTGCAATAAGAAGACGAAGCGGTGGGCGGATAACGCGGCGTTGCGTAACCCGGGTGAGCTGCCTGAGGGTCGGCAGTGTAACCGGTGCAGTCAGGTTAAGCCGTTGGATGCGTTCAAGAAGGATAGCCGTAAGCCGTTGGGTCGGCAGTATTCATGCACTTTGTGTGAGTCGGCGCGGGCGCGTGACGCTTACCACGCGAATAAATGACCGGCGTGCGACCGCGCGTGGCTTGCCCAGCGTGCAACCGTGATGTCGCGGTGAGCTACGGCGGCAGGCTTCACGCGCACAAGACCGGGCGCTATAGCGGCCTGGCACACTGAGGCCGTGACCGCACCCGCGACCCTTGAGCACGTTTACCGACCTCGCGGCGCAGCTCGTGCTCTGATGTCATGTCGCGCCCCTGAGGTCCTGTTGAGCGGGCCGGCGGGCACGGGTAAGAGCCGGGCGTGCCTGGAGAAGCTGCACCTGATGTGTTTGCTGAACCCGAAGATGCGGGCACTGATTGTGCGGAAGACAGCGACGTCGCTGACGGGGTCGGCGTTGGTGACGTGGGAGCAGACAGTCGTATTGGAGGCGATGGCGCATGGATCTGTTGTGTACTTCGGGGGCAGTTCCCGCGTTCCACCGCAATACCGCTATCATAACAAGTCAACTGTTTCCGTTGGGGGCATGGACAACTTTACCCGTATCATGTCCACTGAATACGACGTTGTGTACGTCCAAGAGGCAACAGAACTCACGATTGACGACTGGGAAGCCATCACTTCCCGGCTTCGGAACGGCAAAGTCAGCTTCCAGCAACTCATAGCGGACTGCAACCCGTCAGCGCCCACGCACTGGCTGAAAGCTCGGTGCGAGACGGGCGCGTGTGTCCTCATGGAATCCCGGCATGAGGACAATCCGCTACTGTTCGGTGATGACGGTGAGATCACTCGGAGCGGCACTGCGTACATTAGTCGGTTGGATGCGCTTACTGGGGTTCGTTATTACCGGCTTCGCAAGGGCTTGTGGGTTGCTGCGGAGGGAATGATTTTCGAGGACTTCGACCCCGCCGTCCACGTGATCGCCCGCTTCGAGATCCCCGCCACGTGGACCCGTTGGTGGGCTGTTGACTTCGGCTTTACCAACCCTTTTGTGTTGCAGTGCTGGGCTGAGGACCCTGACGGCAGGTTGTTCCTGTACCGGGAGATTTACCACACCCGCCGCACCGTGGATCAGCACGCCCAAGACATCCTCGACGTGGTCGCTCCCCTGTCCGATGCGCAGCGCAGGCAGCGTGACGCTGGCGCGCCCATCGCCCTGAGGGATCGTGTGTGGATCGAGCCCCGGCCACGGGGCATTGTGTGTGACCACGATGCGGAGGGCCGGGAGACGCTGACTCAGGCGGTGGGGATCGGGACGATAGCGGCTGATAAGCGGGTCACGGAGGGCATTCAGGCGTCGCAGCGACGGCTTCGTGCCGCGAGTGACGGCCGGCCACGGACGTACTTCCTGGCGGATAGCGTGGTCCGGCGTGACCAAGATCTGGTGGATCGGAAGTTGCCGACGTCAACGGTGGAGGAGGTCCCGGCCTACATCTGGGCGGTGAAGGCTAGCGGGCAGATGAAGGAGGAACCGGTGAAGGAGAATGATCACGGGTGTGATGCGCGCCGGTACTTGGATCTGCACCGTGAGGCGGGCTCGCCTCGGATCCGGAGTATGTGACCGATAGCCTGCCAGGGTGTACACCCGGACCCTGGTCGCTGTTGAGCTGCTGGCGTACGGCTTGGTGGTCTTGCTCGCGCTGCTGATGGTCGCCGGGTGACAGCGCGTGGATGACACGTCGGTGATGCTGTCCAACCCGTGGGGCATCCTGGCCATCGTCTTGACGATGTTTGCCGTGCTGGGGCTCCTGGCTATGGGCTGCTTCTATCTGTACGAGCGGTGGCGGGATGGACGCTGAAACCAGAGAGATCAGGCAGGTGAGGTCGCACCGTCGCTCCGCTGCCCGCCGTAACGCGGTGATGGTGCTTGTGACGTGGCTGCGGACCCGAGTGTTCCCCGTGTTGGGTTCGGTGCTGGGCTTAGGCTGCATGGCCGTGGCCGCGTTCACCTTGGGTGCGACTATTGGCCTGTTCGTGCTGGCGGGCATCCTGTGGATACTGGAATGGCGGGTGAGAGGATGACTGCAACGGTGATCGATAGGCGCCCGGAATACATCATCGAGGTGGACCGCGACCTGACAGAGCTGGAGGCGACCAGACTCCGGCAAACATGGACGCAGCTATGGCGAGAGCCAACGCACTGGCACACTCCCGGCACCCCATACCCACGGCTACGCGCCCTTGACGGACTAGGCCCGCGCCTGTGTCATCCGGTAATCCTCGATGCGTAGTCTCATCGGTGGCATCCTTGATGCGCTCCGCACGCCCGTGCCGTTCACTCCACGCACCGGCACTGGCCTGTCCATGCTCACCCAAGGCAGCCGGGGTGACGACCAAACCAACATGGAGGCCATGGGCGCCAACTCCACGGTGTACGCCATCGTGCACCGAACCACGGAGGCTCTCGCGGGCGTCGACTGGCACCTGTACCGCAAGCACCCTAGCGGGGAGCAGGAAAGGCGCACCATTGTCCCGTCGCACCCGGCGTTGGACCTGTGGAACAAGCCTAACGACTTCTATACCCGGCAATTGTTCATTGAGACCACCACTCAGCACCTGATCCTCACTGGTAAGGCACCGTGGGTAGTCGCCAGGGTCGGCAAGGCAACACCACCCATGGAACTATGGCCCGTGCGACCTGACCGAATCCACCCGGTTAAGGACCCTGAGAAGTTCCAAACCGGGTGGATCTACAAGATGGGTTCCGATGAGGTGCCACTAGACCTCAACGAGGTCATCAGGATGCGGATACCGGACCCACTCGATCCGTACAACGGCTTAGGCCCCGTCCAGGCCCTCGCCATTGACCTACAGTCATCCCAACTGGCTGCGGAATACAACCGCATGTTCTTCCTCAACTCAGCGGAGCCCGGTGGTATCGTCCAAGTGGACCGGCGCCTCTCCGATGATGAGTTCAATGAGATGCGCGACCGCTGGCAAGAACAACACAAGGGCGTCTCTCGAGCACACAGAGTAGCCATTCTCGAGCAGGCCGAATGGGTGGAACGGAACTACACCCGCCGCGACATGCAATACGCCGAACTGCGCACCGACTCCCGCGAAGTCACCCGCGAAGGCTTCGGGATGCCCAAGGCCATGCTCGGTAGTGTTGATGATATCAACCGCGCCAACGCTGAAGCCAACGAAGTGGTGTTCGCCCGCTGGTTGCTCGTCGGCGCCCTCGAACGCCTCAAAGGGGCCATGAACTACAACCTCCTCCCCATGTACGGCAAAGGCACCCAAGACGTCTACGAGTTCGACTACGACTCGCCCGTGCCCGAGGACGTGGACCGGGAGAACGCAACGCTGACAGCGAAATGGGCCGCCGCGGTCCTCGCTGTCCAGGCCGGGTTTGATCCGGTGGTGATGTTGGAGGCGCTGGGCTTGCCTGCTGTGCCGTATGAGCGGCCAGCTCTACCGACCCCGGTGCCTGCTGGTCAGCCGGACCCTGCGTTGGCCGCGCGGCTCAACGGGCATCATCCGGTGGGTGCGCGCTAGGGTGCGCCGTATGAACTGGTGGGGGGACGCCGGCAGGCACGAGAGGCCGCCACCATGGGCGCAATACCAAACTGAGCTACTACAAGAGCTGATCGATTGGAGTAAGCGGATCATGGCGACTACGCAGGACGTTGAGAATGGGTTGCACCAGTTGTTCGGTGTTGTGGACACGCTGCTGACTCGGGTCACTGCCGCGACTACTGGTGGTATGACCGCTGATGAGGCGCAAAGTTTGGTTGATGAGATGAACACTGAGCGGCAGAAGATTGCGGATACGTTGTCCGCTGCTGATGTGTCGGTCCCGCCTGCACCGGCTACTCCTGCCGCGACGGACGGGTCGGCTACTCCGCAGTAACCGAGTATGATGGTCGGTGGTACTCCGGCTGATTGGGTCGCTCGATAGAGCAGGGGCCGGCACGCACTGGAGGGTGGCCTGCCAGGGCACACTGAACCCCCCTACCTATCGAATAGGTAGGGGGGTTCAGTGTGCCCGTGGGTGTTAGCCGATCTCGACGCCGGTCATATCGCTCCGTTCTGTGCGATGATCGGTTACCGTCACCTCGCGGGGACTATTCGGGGTCGGCCCGTGAGGTGACGGCTGTCTCTGCCGGATGTAGCTCTTTGCTCCAGCCGCAACGCGGGCAGTACTTCCAGCCATCCAGGGCCATGAACTCGTCACATACCCGTCCGGGCTCCCAGCACGAGCACCGCCAGTTCGTACACCCCGGCATGAAACCGTCTGGAAGCACTGGGGCTTCGGCGGTTGGTCGGTTCATCGGACTCCCAGCTCCCGTTCGATCTCGCGTGTCTTATCGGCCGTTGCGTCTGCTTTAGCCGGTGGATGCTGTGCGATCCAGAGCGCTACGGTTGTCTCACTGTCGTAGAGGCGCGCGTCGCGCGGCCCCGTGGTGCCGACGTGCTCGAACGTCCGGACGTCATCCGGGCCGACCTCGACCCGCCTTCCGCGGTGGCGGGCGATCCATGACCGGACCGTGGCGGGCGTGTTGAAAGCCCGTCGCCCGTCCGGGTATTTGAGGTTTTCGGCGATCTGTGCGGCTGTCCAGCGTGGCCCGGTCATGGTGGCCCCCTTCCGTTGGCTAGTCGGAGCGTACACGTGTGGTTAGCGTGTGCCGGTGATGGCGCGGCAGATGGCAGCGGACTGTGCTTTCATGTGGGCGATTTCCGCGTCGGTGTACGGGTGGTCACCGGGGTCGGATATTCAACCCTAAGAACAAGCCACGGGCGTGGTCGTCATCGCTGCGCACGGACCTGGGGTTGTCGCTACCGGTTAGGACGTTGGTGTCTTTCCATGGGTACTGTGCCCGGTAGCCCGCTTCGATTGCGACCTCATCACGGCCACTGCCGGAACTTCCGAATAGGAACTCGAACATGCTGTCTCCTCAACGCTTCGTCTTGCCGAAACCGCGGCACGTCCTGCACGCACCGATGTGCCTACCTCGGTTGTCGACGTCGCTGCCGCTCCCTCCGCATGTCCCGCACGTGGAACCGCTCAGGTCGTCGTGATAGACGGACTTCTTGCCGTCCGCTCTGTTATTCCTTACCATGCCGGTCTCCTCACCTAGCTGCGCAGTATGCTGCGATCAGCACAAGCAGGAAGAGTGGCGCCGCAACGGCCACATGCACCCACTCACCTAGGGCGGCGAGAGCGCCTTGCGTGGCGTCTTAGCCATGACTCCTCCTGGTGTGCAGGATTGCAGTGATTGCGGTAAGGACGAACACGCAGCCGAACATCAACGCCCCACGCGGACTGTGTCCGATAGCCATCAGGCAAGTAGACAGCGCCCAAATTACGGCATTGAACTGCCATAGTCGCGCTAGCTTCTGGCTTTGCGTTCTGCCCATGAGACCACACTGCCACATGTGTGGCAGTGTGTCAACTAGCGGTGTATCCGACCCGTGAACGTCCCCGAAATCCGAGCACCACCACCACGCCCACACAGCATCACCAAAGCGATCAAGGCCAACACACCGATAGCCGCCGGCATCGCACTAGCCGCCGCGTGACTGACACTCACCGCCGCGCTACTCACCGCATCCACGATCCACACAACCCCCGTGATAACGCACGCCACAGCACCACAACCCAGCACGCCCGCCGCCCAGCACAGCGGGTTCCGGTACCACTCCCCGCGAGTTTCCTGCTCACTGAGCACGCGGGCTGGTATGCGGTGCAGGCCATGCGACTCCAGCACGTATTCGGGACTGTTGAGCCTCGGTGTGTACTCCTGGCGCACTTGGAGTTGACCGCTGTGGGCTCTCGCCGACGCCGCTAGGCGCTTAACGCGGTCAGCGATAATGGCACCATCGATGTCCGCTAGATCCGTTTCGATGCTCATTGCTTGCTCGTATCGCGTACGTCTCCGAAGACAACGGCGGCCGACTTTGACGCCAACGGCATCGCCCTGGCCATAATTTCCTCTACCGTCTGAGGTATAAACCGAGGGTTGCCATTGTACGATTCGGTGACCTCATAAGAGGAGACCTCACGTTTGCCGCTGTAGTCATCGAATACGCTCACGGTGATGCTGATCTCACCCATGCTCTCCTCCTGGCGGTGGCGATACTTCCCATAACCTGACTATGCGCGACGAACAGACAGCGCGCATAGATCACCCCTTCGGTCTCATCGGAATCAGCGCCGCGTGGTGCAGGTGACCATGCGCCAGCATGTCCTCAACGATGGCCAGCGCTGGCATCAGATAGCCGTGCTGTAGCTGAAACCTGATGTCCTCTAACTGGTGTTCCTCGGCAGTTGTCATGGCTCAGTCTACAACACGTGTTGCGGCGCGCTTAACGGCGGGCCATAGTTTGCCCCGGCACCACTTCGGCCGCGCGTGCCAAGTCAGCACAGCGTCAACACTCCGACACAGCGCAGCGAGCCGATCAACGTGACGACACATCGCTATCACCGCCCGCTCAACGTGAACACCGCGGACACGATCGGCGTGAGCAAACCCAGCATCGCCAGGCCGATCACACCCGACAGCAAAAACAGGACCGGCACCACATAGAACCGCTCCGCTGCACTGTTCGTGGAAAACAAGCCAACGGCGTGGCGCCGCCACACCTCCCGATAACGGAGGTAGTTGTAGACCGCCGACAGTGGCACGCCAGACGGCGTCAGACTGTCTGCTAGTACGTGACTGGCCGTACCCAACGTGACGGCCGCGCCGAACCACAACGCCATACCGGCGATAGGCGGCATCAGTGACAAAGCCACCGCCACCAACAGGCCCGCCAGGACGCACCACTCCAGGCAATGCGACGGGCCCCGGTGCACATCGCCCCGCGCTTTGTCCTTATCCGTGCGGAACATCCGATAACCCAGATGCCCCGTACCCCGCACCAACGCGGCACCGGGGTGCATGTGCCCCTTGAACCGTGGATGATCCAGGTCATTCCACGTCGATGTCCACACCACCACGGGTGGGGCCGCGAGCATGACCATTGTGGGCGCGTGCATGAGGAACGCGCACTCCTCTAACCCAAGCGCTACGGGTGTCGCCGCCGCGTAATGCCCCAGCCACATCACCGCCGGTCCTTTTCACGGACAACGCTGGGCCGGTTTGCTGCCCACTTCTCCAGGTCGACCAGTCGATATCGCGCTGGCTGACCCGGTACGGGCCGCTCCACAGGGTCAGGGAACGTGGCGTCCCGGTCACGGGCGTTACGCAGCGTCTTCACCGCCAGGGCGAGCCCGCCAGCAGCGTCGGTCAGCGTGACCCCGTCCTCAACGATCTCGCCCTCCAGCGCGGGCAGGAGCATGAGGTAGGGAGGCAGCGAGGCAGCGTCGCGCGTTTCCGTATGGTCCGCGGGTTCTGTCACGCGTTCAGAGGGGTACCTCACGGGACCTGCCTCATCCGTTCGAGGGAACGTTGAGACGGTGCCCGACATGGCGTACGCACGGGCGTCTTCCTCGTCGGTGAGCATCACCTGCACCGGGGTTGCTTCACCGTCAGCGACGACGTGGACCCGACCGCGGTGCATGGACCGCTTCGGGTACCGGCCCCCGATCTTGCATTCGGGGGCCAGCATGTTCCACGTGGAAACGGTGGCGCGCCCTAATACTCGGGTGGACATGTTTTCGCGAGCGGCGGTGCCACCGATGGCTTGGGCGGTGAGTTTCTGTCCGATCGGGATGACGTGGACGCGCCCTTGCCGGCCCATGGCCATTGCCCGACCCAACGCTGCCAGTGATGGTGGCTTAGCGGGGTCGCCGGGTTCTTTGATAGAGCGCCAGTACGCGGCCAAGTCTTGCTCTAGGGTGTTTAGCTCTTCCGCAACGACGGCGAGGCGTGGCCCGACTAGTGCAGGGTCGACATTGCCGCGGATGTCAGCGTGAGCGCTGATTGTTCCGAACCGTTCGTCTATCTCCCCGGATAACCACAGTAGGGCCTCATGTATCTCCTGAGGGGATGCCGCGTATCGCACGTTGGGGAGGCCCTTGCACCACGCTTGGGATACTTGCTTGCGATCGAGGATGAGGACTAGGCCACCGCCGTGGAGTATTTGCATGATGAGTGCCCGCGCAGCCACGGACTTGCCGGCGTTGGTGGCCATGCTGAAACCGACGTGGGGGGCGTCGGCATCAAGGTCTAGGCCGTAGGGTGTGTCTCGTGGTGCTAATCCGAGTACGGGTCGCCCATCGGGGGCCATCGCGACTAGCGCACGAATAGCGGGATCGGCGAACGTGACTAGGTCACGTGGTGCGGGCGCTGGTGTCAGTTCCATGTAGGGCCGTTCGCCGCGTAGCTCGAAGTGGGCGGACGGTGAGGTGAGGCCGATGCGTCGGGCGACTAGCCGCGCTAGTGTTTTTTCTTGCTGGTCGGTCGGTGAGAACGTCAGCGGTAGGTAGATGCGGCTTGGTCTTTCCTCGACGTCCACGGGTATGTGTATCCACGTCCGGGGGTCGAGTGCGTAGCGGGCGTCTCCGAGCTTCTGCGCCAGTGTTTCCGCTAGGGGTGCGACGATCTCTTTGCGGTGCGCGTAACGCCGGGACTTCTCAACGATCCACCACGCGGTGATCAGGAGGGCGATCCACAAACATACGCGGATAGTGTCAATGGTTGCCGCTGCACCGACGATGAGACCGTAGACCGTGAACGCCGTAGCAATGATGATGAGGTTGCGGATACCTGACCGGCGCGCGTGGGAATAGTGCGCCCACCGCGACGCGTGACCAGTGTCAGTGACAGCCCTAGTCCCGTGATGGCGCCACCGTGCGTCCGTGCGCCGCTGCCCATCCAACGGGCGACCACCCACGAACCGGGCCGCATAAACGGCGGCCATTGTGTGCTTACGGGGGGACTGTATAACGGCTTTCCGTGTGCGTAATAGCATGGTGATTCACTCCCCGACGTCACTAGCTGAGTCGACAACGGCCTGCGACGCGCTACCAAGGGCATCAGCGCCAGCTCGCGCGTACGTGTGCACCGTCGTCTTCGGCCAGCCCGTGGCGGCCTCAATCTCACGCACCGACATGTGATGACACAGCGCCAGCATGATCGCGTTGACGGCTTCCTGCTCCGCGTCCCGGCGCTGTTTGGCTATCCGTCCGGCTTCGATGAGATCCGCGACGTGATCGGCCGGGTTGACCTCGCGTCCGAGGAAGTAGCGGACGGCTTGGGGGGCGGTCATCATGAGTGTGGGCCTCTCGTCGTCCCGTTTTAGGACGCAAGCGTGCCACATATGTGCACGGAGCGGCAACACGTGTCACCCTGGGGTGTCTGTGCAGACGCACAGTGATAGGGCATAGTGTGCGCGCCATGACGCACCGCCGGCCTGGTTGGACGCCTGGCGCGCTGCGCATGGCGGCTTTACGCGCTGACCCCGACCGGCTCAAAGTAGAGAACGCGGCCAGCGATACGGCCACTATGTGGGTCTATGACGAGATTTCGTGGGCAGGTGTCACCGCTGAGGCGTTCGCTAAAGAACTAGCCGGCGTGACTGCCCCGAGCATCACTCTTAGGCTTAACAGCCCCGGTGGCTGCTTATTCGACGGCATCGCTATCTACAACTCACTGGTGAGCCATCCGGCTACGGTCAACGTCCAGGTAGACGGCCTCGCAGCGTCGTGCGCATCAGTTATCGCCATGGCAGGTGACACCATCACCATGGGCGCCGGCACTCAGATGATGGTGCATGACGGCTTCGCTGTGTGCTTGGGCAACGCTGCGGACATGCGCAGGGCCGCCGACGAGCTTGACCAGTTTTCTAGCGAGATAGCCGGGTTCTACGCCCGCCGCTCCGGTGGGGATGCCGCCACATGGCGGGCGGCGATGCTAGCGGAGACCTGGTTTAGCGGCCCGGAAGCTCTCGCCGCCGGACTGGCTACCGCAGCCGTCACGGACGAGCCGGATAGCGTGCCTGGCGATATGCCAGTGGCCGCACGGTTTGACCTCTCGATTTTCAACTACTCGGGACGGCGGCAGGCACCGGCACCAATGGTCACTTTCAATCAGCCACCCGCCGCCGTCCCGACACCTGCCCCGACGTTCGACGCCACAGCATTCCGCAGTGCTGTGCGCGCAGCGTGGGGCACACCGCTTGTTTCTGATTACGCCACTCTGCTCCGTGACGCCGTGAAAGAGGCACAATGACAGCACCACCGCTTGAGAAGCTGCCAGTGCCGACTAACGCGGCAGAGCTTGAGGAAATCCTCGCCGACAAGGTGAAGATCGACGCCATGGTCGCCAGTGGCCAGCTCAAAGACGTCATCACCAACTACACACGCATCGTCAACGAACGCGACGCCGACCAAGCCAGGCAGATCAGGGCCGAAGTTGAGCGGGTAACAGCGGAGTTCCTGAAAGAGCAGGGCGTTGACCGGATCTCACGACCGGACCTCACCAATGCTGTCGACCAGATCAAAGCCAGCAACGGCCGGACGTCACTGTACGGGCGCACCGCACCCGGCGTGGCCGCTGACAGGCTGTTCGCGAACATGGCTGATTTCATGGCCTCCACGTGGCACCGGGCGCGTGGCACCGAAGCACTCAACCGGCGCGGGAAACTGGAGCAGATCCAGAACGCGTTCGGGTCGACAGTCCCCTCCGATGGTGGCTTCCTGATCCCTGAGATCATGCGCAGCGAACTACTACGGGTGTCGCTGGAGACGGCGATCGTGCGGTCACGGGCACGGACCATCCCCATGGACTCCCTACTCGTGCCGTTCCCCATGATTGACTCCACCTCCAACGCATCCAACGTGTACGGCGGGCTCACCGCCTACTGGACCGATGAGGGCGCCGCGCTCACCCAGTCGTCCGCGAAGTTCGGCCGGATCCTCTTGCAAGCTAAGAAGCTCACGGCCTACAGCGAAGTACCCAACGAACTGTTCCAAGACTCACTGATCAGCCTGGAAGCGTTCATCAACCAGGCGTTCCCTGAGGCCCTAGCGTGGTTCGAGGACATAGCCTTCATCCGCGGCACTGGCGTCGGCGAACCCCAAGGGTTTTTCAACTCGCCGGCTATCGTGTCCGTGGCCAAGGAAGTTGGGCAGACGGCGGCCACGATCGTGTGGGAGAACATCGTGAAGATGTTCAGCCGCATGCTGCCCACGTCAATCAGTCGGGCCGTGTGGATCGCGCACATCGACACGTTCCCGCAGCTCGCCACCATGGCCCTGTCCGTGGGTACCGGTGGTGTGCCCGTGTGGTTGACCAACGGCACGGACAGCGCACCCATGAGCATCCTCGGCAGGCCCGTCATCTTCACCGAGAAAGCGGCCACCACGGGCACTGTCGGTGACCTCAGTTTCGTGGACTTGGGTTATTACCTCATCGGTGACCGCCAGGTCATGCACTCCGAGGCGTCACCTCATTACAAGTTCGCTAACGACCAGACCGCTATCCGCTTCATTGAGCGGGTGGACGGCCGGCCGTGGCTCCAGTCCGCTATCACGCCCAACCAGGGAGCGAACACGTTGTCACCGTTCGTCCAGATCGCAACGAGGTGATCGAGTGAAGGGCCTTGGAAGGCGCTACAACGCCGCCACGTCGGCGACTACCGCCGCTGTGCGGGTGCGGTTGCATGACGCTGGCACGGCGACCATCTTCTGTATCGGTGCGACGTCGGGCGCGGTGACCATTCAGGAGGCGAACGCCGCTTCTGGTGGTACCGCCCAGGACTTGGCCATCTTCACGGAATATCACCGTCAAAACAGCGGTGTGTGGACTCGGGTCACGCAAGCCGCCGCTGCGACGGTGACGGCCGGTACGGGCGGTTTGCTCGCTGTCGAGGTGGACGCATCCGCCTTATCGGACGGCTTCAAGTGGATCACGGCGTCGCACTCGGCTGGATCGTTTGTGATCATCACTGCTGACCTTGCGGTGCAACGCGCACCCGCGGCGCTTGCGACGGCGATCACATGAGCGTCCTCATCAGCTCGTCCTCCTACCGGGCGTTGCGGGAAGGCCCCCAAGTACTGCGGGCCGCCGCCGCGCTCCCCCAAACCACACAAACAGCGCTATTCACCATCGCTGGCGGTTTAGTCATCATCACCAAACTGGTCGGCATCGTGACGACAGTGGTGCAGGCCCAAGCCACCACTACTCAGCTCATTGCGACGCCGACTGTTGGTTCGCCGACGAACCTGTCCACCGCGAGCGGTGACCTCAACGCCGCCGCGGTGGGTGCGACGCTGGTACCTGGCGCCACGGTGGGCGCCGCTTTGACCTTATCGGGCGCTGGAGTGCCGTTCCTGATGCCCATGCCCGCTTCGCTCATTGTGGCTACGGGAACCATCGACCTCAAAACGGTGGCCAGTTCTACTGGCGCTATCCGGTGGATGCTGAACTACGTCCCGCTTGACGACGGTGCGTCCGTCGTCGCCGCGTAACCGACCGGGAGGGCATCGTGCCTAAGAACACGCACCAAGGGCCAAGTATCGCCGGGTGGAACGTGCCGTTGCCCGGTGAGACACGGGAGGAACACGCAGAACGCCTCGGTGTTGACGTGGCCGATTTGGAGTACACGGGCGCTGACGCGGACATGCGCCGTCAGCGGGCCGGTGACCGCCCGGACACTTCCGCTCCCGACTTGGGGGTTTCCGGGCAGCGTGAGTCGATCCATTCCGGCGCGGAAGGCCCCAACGCGGACCCGACCGCGCCGGCCGCCGATCTGCGCAAGGGCACAGCTAAGGCGTCGTCCACGGACTCATCAGCGTCGGATAAGGGGCGCGATGAGTCTAAATAGGTGCTCGGATTGCACCACAGCGTACGCGGTTGGTTTGGAGGCGTGCCCCCATTGCGGTTCGACGGACATTTCGTCGCAAGACGCCTCGCAGTACGCCACGCCGGCCGCTGACGTTGTCGAGGTGACCCCCGAGGGCGACCCGACGACCGAGGAGCCGGTCACGAGCGACCCGTACGACCTGCGTCATGGGTGAGCCCACCGAGCAGGACGGTTCATTCCTGAAACAGATAACTATTGAGGTAGCGGCCACGGCGACTCACCCGCCAGGCACCGAGCTCGACGAGAACGGGCGCCCCATACCCCCGAAGGATGACGAATGACGGTCGGTGTAGCCGTCGCGACGGCTAACTCACTGCTCAATGTGTTCCGCGGTGTCACCATGCCCGGCCTCAGTCTCTTTATGAAAGTGCACGTCGGTGATCCCGGTGCGGCCGGGACGGCGAACCCTTCGGCTACGACGACACGTAACGCGGTGACGTGGGCGGCAGCGTCGGGCGGGTCGATGGCCCTGTCATCAATCGGCACCTATGCGATGACCACCACGGAAACCGCCAGTCACGTGTCATTCTGGGATGCGGCGACATCTGGCACCTTCCTCGAATCGGCTGCGCTGTCGTCCGGGGTGCCAGTCATCAACGGCTCAACGCTGACGTTCACGGTTATCACGCTCGCCTACACTCCGATTGCGGCGTGACCCGTGGCCGTCAACCTCGTTAGCGTCACCACGATCAACCGCGCGAAGCTCTATCAGGGGCAACCGTCCACTTCAGCGGCCACGCTTTATACGGTGCCAGCTTCCACGGACGTTAAGCTAGCTTCGATCATATTGTGCAACACGACCGCTGCCCCGGCAACCGTGACCCTGAACGTTGTGACCGCCGCGGGCACGGCCAGCGCAGCTAACCAGATCTTGGCTGCGCTATCAGTGAACGCTAACCAGGTTATTGTTCTGGACTTGCCGGTCTATATGTCCGCAGCCGACTTCATTTCCGGGCTACAGGGCACTTCCAGTGCGATCACGGTCACTATCAGCGGCGAGACGTACGCATGACGGGTCTCACTCGGTATCCGAGTGTCGCAGCGACTGCGGTTGCCACGGCACCGGGTTTGTCCGGGCTCACCCAAGGCCGCTTTGTCGGTGTCACCACGTACGGTGCGCCCGCAGCGGGGACGTTCTCGGTCGGTGACTATGTCGTTGACCAGAGCGGCAACATGTACGTCTGCACTATTGCAGGCGCACCGGGCACGTGGGCTAACCCACAATCCCTGGGCAATGCCCTCACTGTTGGCGAGGAGACCGTCCACCGCGACTTCATGGCGTCGCAGGCGTCGGCCAGCACAACAGGCGTCTTCGGTCTCACGTTCTTTACCGCCCGCAAAACGGAGACCACCACACAGTTTCGCATCATCACGGGCTCCACCGCTGCCGCGGCCACGCCGACCCTCTGTCGCGTGGGGTTGTACTCCATCGCCTCCAACGGTGACGGGACGCTGGTCGCATCTATCGCTAACGACACCACTTTGTTTGCCGCTACAGTTACTGCCTACGTCCGATCTTGGTCGGTGTCTTACGCTAAGACGGCCGGTACCCGGTACGCATTAGGTCTGATCGTAGTGAGTGGGGCAGCCACTCCTACGTTTATTGGGTATATCGCTAGCGGCACCGCGATGCCTGCTGAGTGGGCGGCGAGCGCCAGGCTGACGGGTCGCCTGACCGGTCAGTCGGATCTACCAGCCTCATTTACCGAGGCATCTCTACTGACTAGCGCGAACGCGCATTATGCCGCCATCCTCCCGTAGGTCGGTTCGCTACTTTAAGGTGGACTGACGGATGACGTCTTTGACGGTAGGCGTCACCCGTCCAGTCCGACCGAGCATCGATTCCGGCGACGACACTGTGTCGCTGTGGGTGGTCTCCCGTGTGTCCACGGGTAGTGCGTCGGCTGTGTCTGCGGTTGCGACCGTGACGGCGCGCAGATCAGACAGCGGTGCGGTGTCCTCGCATCGCTCTATAACGGCGACGGTGACGGCCCCTCAGGTCATCTCCGAGTACCGCCCGGAGTATTACGGCGCGACGGGCGACGGACTGACTGATGACACAACGGCGTTCACTGCCATGGCGGGGGCTATCAACGCTGTCGGAGTGTCGGCCGTTGTTACGCTCAAACCATACGCCGTGTACCGAGTTGGCAGGCAGACGTTAGCGGGGAACACGACCAGCGGGGGGTCATATCTACCGGCTAGCATCTTCAGCATAACGGGGCTACCGGGCCTTATAGTAAACGGCAACGGTGCCACACTGAAATTCAACGACGGATTGCGGGCTGGTACGTTCGACCCCGTAACCGGAGCAATCTACGGCACGGTCAACGTTGCCATCGCGTCGTCCGGCAATACGCAGTACGTCGCCGCGCCAGGTAACGTCATAGAGGTCTATAGCACCACGCGGGTGGTCATCCGTGATCTTATCGTGGACGGCAATGACGGTGCGTTTGTTAAGGGTGGCGGGATAGGCGTCGCCGGGACGACGGACTACTCAGTCGCCGGCACCGGCATTCTACTGCAAAAGGTACGTCGCCTAGCCCTGGAGAACGTGCACACAGTCCACATGCCGCTTGACGGTGTGTCATTCTCTGATAAGTCGACTACGGCCAACGCTGATGGCAACACTGTGGCTATCCACGGCAGTAGCTTCGACTACGCCGGACGCAACGGCCTTTGGCTCGGTAGCTGTAGCAACGTCCACGTGACCGCGAGCAAGCACAACCACGCGGGCCGGGGCAGCTTCACCACCGCACCCAGCATCGGCCTGGACCTGGAGGCGTACCCGCCGAACAATTCGCGCCGCGCCGTGTTCGAGGCGTGTGAGTTCGTGGACAACACGTCGCGGGCGTACAGCATGGCAGCCGGATGGGGGCATGTCTTATTCAAAGGCTGCGGTTTCCGGGCCAGCGGTACGCGCGGTGAGTTCGCCACACCAACCGGCCCGTGGGTGAGTCACGAAGACTGTTATATCAGTGGGTTTGTTAACACGCTGGGCACCGACGCGAATGACTCTGACAGCGAATTGAAACCACTGAACGGTACGGCGTTCAGGCGGTGCTTGTTCGAGGATGCCGACTACATCCAGCCCGTGGCCTTCCTTGACGGTGCCGGTATCCCAACGATGCAAGCGGAAGCCAAACAGAGCTACGGCACTCAAACCGGGACTGTGGCTATAACGACGTCTGCTAGCACTACGGCTAATAGGTGGAAGTGTCAAGTCTTGTATGGTGGGTCCGTTGTTGAGACATACGATCCCCTCAATACCGTGGCTGGCGCCCTGGCGACGCTGAACGCGTCAGCGTATGCCACTTTCGCTGACCTGGGGTCTCCGTCGGCGAATCCAGTTGGCCAGCCGGCACCCGTGAGCGCCGTGACACTGCCTGTGAGGATACTCGATCGCAGCAACGGCGGTCTAGTCGCGAAGGCGTACGACAACGCCCTATTCGAGGATTGCACGTTTATTCCCCACGCTGTCACTGCTTTCAATATGTCAACTAATAGTGGCCTCGTCTCGCCCACAACTATGCGACGATGCACCGTAGTTGTTTACAACTCAATAGTAGCGGACAAGGCAAACCAGTCGATCATAAAGCAGACATACCTAGATGGCCTTAGATTCGTTGAGCCACCCGGACTGACCCCGCCAGTGAACGCGTGGTACGTCGGAAAAGACGGCACCGTGACTTACTCACCGGACGGCGTCACCGTGGGGCCGTCGATACACTGGGGCGCGTGGAACGGTCCGACCGGGACGATCACCTCATAGCTGAATAGGGAGGTGACATGTCCTCGACTTTGATCGGCGTAGCGCGGCCGACCAGAATAGACCTAGACCCCGGCGACGACTACGTATCGCTATGGGTCGTTCCCGTCGCGACAACCGGTGTTGTGACGGGCACGATCACGGCCACAACCACGGTCACGGCGACCCGGTCAGACGCGGGCTCCGTAACAGCCACCACCACGGCCAGCGCCATCGTGACCGCCGTCCGGTCTGATTCAGCGTCGGTTACCGCGACGACAACAGCTAGCGCGGTCGTCAGTGCGATCCGGTCAGATTCAGCGACGGTCGCCGCTACCACCACGGCAACAGCTCTTGTCACCGCCAGCCGCTCAGATGTCGGCACAGTCAGCGCGACCACCACAGCCACCGCCGTTATCTCGGCTGCGGTGACCGGTGGTGGCGGTGGTGTCGTCGCAGCAACAACCACGGCGGTGGCAATGGTCACCGCCACCGCAACACCACCACCAGTCGCGGTGGGCTCGTGGTACACACTGATAGCGCTCAATGATGAGGCACGGCAGTACGTGGCCGAAGCCCCAGAGTTCGCGCGGCTAGCGTGCCCCAACGACGGCGAGCCGTACTCAACGGGGCCTGACGGACAGCTCTTCTGTCGATATGACGGCTATAGGCCGGGTACCTCCTAGTGTTCGACGGCACGTGTGGTAGTGTTCGGACTATTCCGATACTCCCGCAACGGTGCGGGTAGACCACTTGAGGAGATCTCATGGCTAAGACCAAGGCTGCCGGACAGTTCGATGACAGCTTCTATCAGAAGCTCGTTGAGCAGGCCGTGCCAGCGCCGCGTACCGCGTCGTCCCGTAATGACGTCCACGTGCCGAAGGTCATTGCTGACCAGGTCCAGCGCCACGCCGACAACCGTCAGGCGTTCCATGTGCCTGTGACAAACGAAGACGAGTTCGAGCACGTACGCGACCTGTACATCAGCGCCGCGTATCAGCTTGGTCACTCAGCGAACGTGAAAAAGCACACCGACAAAGACTCCGGTGCGTGGCTATCAACGCGGGTTTCGATCGGTGCGAAGCGCGGACGAGCGTCCAGTAACGGAACCGCCGCGGCCAGCGATAATGAGAGTACATCAGACGATGTACAAGCTGCCGCACACTCAGTGAGCGAAAATCGCGGCTGGTAATCGTTATTGCATCTGCGCGTGCATAATGCGATGGTGGGCTAGTGACACCAGAGGCGCAAGAGGTGAGTCGGGTCGTCCTACACGGCAAAGACGCCGTCAAGGGCGACCCGACGACCGTAGTAGCAATGAAATTCAGCGACGGCACCTGGGGCCTACACGTCCCCACCGAATCGCACACAGTGCGGCTCCACTCCGACGCCGTCGCCGCGCTCGCCCAAGCCCTCGACCCCGCCGGCCCCGCCGCGGTGGTCCTCGCGTTGCAAGACAACGCCGGCCGCATGACGTTCCTGCACGCACCCGTCAGTCACGGCGCACAGTCAGTACTCCCGAGCGGCATCGTCAGCGCGTTGCAGACCGCGCTGCACGCGCTGCACAAAGCCCAACGGCTACTCGGGTCGCGCTAAGCTGACCCTGGGCACAGCCGCTGCCCGCCAGCCCCCACCGTGTCCCCCCGACCGGTGGGGGCGCCCCTATATATAAGGTCACGCTGGCAGGCTTTGTCGCGCCACCAAGCTCCACTCCTCGGCTTGGTGTCCTGCGCGACCGGCCCGCCGACTGGTGGCGTCTATTTGGCTCCTGGCGCCACCAGTCCCTCCCGTAGCATGTGTGGCAGCGGCCAGCGCGTCCGCCTCCGTAGCCCAGGTACGCAGGTGGAAACGGCGCCCGCTGGTCGCCTAACGGCCCCCGCTGTAGTCCATGCACCGGGGGCCGTTAGTCTGCCCGCACCCGATTACCCACCGTGACACACGTGTGTCACACGGCCACCTGAAAGCGTGTGGTCAGGGAATGGTTGCCTACGCAACACGCCGGCGTGTCCAACTCGCCATGGACACCAAGACGACCGCGCGCAACGCCGCCCAGATCGACGACGCTCTCGAGAGCGCGTCCCGCGAGGTCGACGGGCTCTGCAACCGGGTGTTCTACCCCACCACCCGCACCCAGACGTGGGATTACCCACTCGCTGACCGCTCCCGTCCCTGGCGTTTGTGGCTCAACGACGACGAACTGATCTCCGTCAGCTCCCTGGTCACCGGGGCCGTCACCGTCGCCGCAAGTGACATCCTCCTGCGTCCCGACCACGGGCCCCCGTTTAACTCCATTGAGATCCGCCGCTCCACTATCGGGGCCTACCAGTCGTCCACAGACCTGCAACGCGCCATCACAGCGGTGGGTGTGTTCGGGTACGACCTGGTCGAAGCGGCGGCGGGGACGCTGGCGAGCTCGTGCACGTCGGGTGCGACCACGGTCACCGTGTCGGACTCCAGTGTGATCGGGCCGGGGTCGTTGCTGCGGGTCGGCACGGAACGGGTGGTGTGCACCGAAGCGTCCATGGTGGCAACGGCCGCAACGGTGGCAGCACCGGGCCTGACCGCGACCGCGGGGAACGTCACGGTGCCATTGTCGGGGGCGGGCCCGGTGGTCGGTGAGGTGATCCTGGTCGACAGTGAGCGGATGCTGGCCGTGGACCTGGTCGGCACGAACCTCACGGTGCGCCGCGCGTGGGATGGCAGCGTGCTGGCCGCGCATTCAGCCGGTGCGGTGATCAACGCGTTGCGGCAGCTCACGGTGACCCGCGGTGCGCTGGGGACGTCAGCGGCGGCTCACAGCTCCGCTGACGTAGTGGTCCGGCACGTGTTCCCCGGTGGGATCGTGAACCTCACGGTGGCCCTGGCCGTAGTCGAGCTGGGCAGCGAGTCCACGGGATACACCATTGACCGGCGCTCGGAGCAGTCACCTCAACTCGCGGCCACTAACGCACTCAGTCAGCTAATCGACCGAGTCACGACGCAATATGGCCGGAAGAATAGGATGCGTGCAGTATGACGGGACTACTCGTGGCATCCATCATCTTCGGTGACCTAGTACTGACGGTATCTCTCATCGTGCTGTTCCTGGACTTCAGGGGACGGCGGTGACGACCAGCGGGCCGATCTTCCACGCCGATTCGCTGGTTGAGAAGATGCAAGCGGACATCGCAACTGACATTGCGCAACGCGGGTTCGAGCTGTGGCAAGCGAACCTGTCCGGCAGCCTGCGTCACCCCACCGGCTACTACCAGTCGCAAATACAGGTAGTCGACCACCCGGACGGGAAAGCCGTCAACGATAACGGCATCGTCTACGGTCCGTGGCTTGAGGGCGTTGGCAGCCGCAACAGGTCCACCAGATTCAAGGGCTACTTCTCGCTACGTCGCGCTATGGAAACCTTGCAGTCCGAGGCGACGGACATAGCGCAGAAGTCCGTAGATGAGTTCATTGCGGCGGTGAACTGACATCACCAGTCCAGTCACGCCACTCGACCTAGTCGGCATGTTCAACGCCGTGGAAACCCACGCCATGACGTGCGGCCTATTCGACACCGTCACGGGACACGAGTCGAAGTCGGCGCCCGGTCACGGACTGCATTACGAGATCTGGGCTGGCCCCATAACCCCCGTCCAATCGTCCGGGCTGGACACGACCACCGTGCGAGTCACCATCCAAGGCCGCGTCAAATGCGACATGACGAGAGAGCCACTGGACCTGGTCGAAACGGACCTCCTGTACGCGGTCGACCGACTCATGGCGGCCTACAGCGGACAGTTTCAACTCACCCTCGGCAACGTACGATCCATTGACCTACTGGGCGCTCACGGCGTTGTGCTGGAGGCTAGGCCGGGGTACATCAGCCAGAATAACAGACTGTTCAGGGTCGCTGACCTCACAATACCCATCATCGTTAACGACGTGTACGGGCAGGTGGCTTGATGGCTCCGCAGACCGGGCTAGGTGCGGCACTATACGTTGGTGGGTTCGACTTGTCGGGCGATATCCAGTCACTGGGGAAGTTGACGACCGGTGGCAAGGCCATCGACATTACCGGGATCAACAAGTCCGCATATGAGCGGTTGCTGGGCATCCGTGACGGCGTGCTCGACATGACCACATTCTTTAACTCCACAGGTGAGCACGCACGGTTCTCCACACTGCCGACCACGGACGTCATCAGCACCGCCGTCGTCGGGTCAGGTGTCGGTGCGGCCACGTTCAACCTCGTAGCCAAGCAGGCCAATTACAACCTGAAACGCGGCAAGAACGGCGAACTGAACTTCGACGTGAGCATGGTCGCTAACGGGTTCGGCACCGTGTGGGGGCAATCCCTATCCGCTGGTATCCGCACCGATGGTGCGGCGGCGAACGGCACCGCCATTGACAGCGGCGTGGTATCCACCGCGTTCGGCCTAGAAGTGTGGTACCACCTACTGGCCTTCACCGGTACCAGTGTCATCATCAAACTCCAAGACAGCGCCGACAACAGCTCATTCGCCGACCTCGCTGGTACCGCCACCTCAGCGCTCACCACCGCCGGTCAAGCCGTGTGGTTCAACATCACCGGCACTGTGCGGCGTTACGTCCGAGCCGTCACCGTGGGCACGTTCTCCAATGCGCAGTTCGTGGCGTCGCTTGCCAGGAATGAGACTGCCGTTGTCTTCTAACGGACTGTTCCGCATCGCCCCCGCCATGGCCGCTGAGGCGTACAAAACGTATTCCATTCGGTCGCCCATCGGGAGCCACTACCGGCCCGCGACGTGCGCTGAGGTCGACTGCCCCGCACACACCCACGGGTGGACCACCACCGTGGACACCGACACCCCACTAGGCCGGGAACAGGCCGACTACATCCGTGCCCGCGCTGGCCGGCGCTTCACCGAGGAACGCCTACCCGGCACCCTGGTCGCGTTCCGTTTCCCCGCCGGCCAGCGCTGCTTCGCGGCCGAATCCCACAAGGTCAGCCTAGGGCGACCCGAGATCTACCTCGTGCGCGGCGGGGACTGGCGGGGCAACCCCCGAGGCGACGGGGTCCGCAGGCACGTCAGGCCAGACGACTGGATCGAAGACTTCGGTGAGCACCAACAGAACCTCGCTGACCGGCTGAGGCAGGGATAGGAGTCGCGTGGCCAAGACAACAGGACTCGGGTGGACAACGTTCACCGTCGATGACTCCACAGGCGTGGCCCAAGCCGGTGTGCGGACCGACGTGACCGACGTCGACTTCACTACGCCACGCACAGCGCAGGAAATCACCAGCATCGATCTGTCCGCGCACGAACGGCTACTACTACTCGCGGACTTCTCCATCAGCCTCAAAGGCAACTTCAATGACGCCACAGGTCAGTCACACGCCGTGTTCAAAACTGTGGGGGTGTCCGGGGTATCGAGGCTAACAACCATGACCGTAGCGGGGGCGACACTCGCACCACGGGTCCTCTACGAGGAATACACCGTGCAGCGTGCGGCTAATGGGTCGCTGATGTGGGATGCGAAAGGGCTACTAGCGGACGGCACGGTGCCGACGTGGAGCTAACCGAGTTAGGGGCATGACATGGCTAAAGCATCCGGCGTTGGCTGGACGACCGCCAGCGTTGACGACAGCGCGGGCTCACCACAGGCGATCAAGAATGACATCACCGATATTGACTTCACGACACCCCGGTCAGTGCAGGACGTGACCGGGGTCGACAAGTCAGCGATGGAGCGCCTGCTACTCCTGGCCGATTTTTCCCTCACCCTTAAGGGCGTGTTCAACACGGCAGCCAACCTGTCACATGCCGTGTTCAAAACCGTGCCGTCAACTTCTGTTGCCCGCACAACCACTCTCACCGTGAATGGCGTCACCCTCGCTAATGAAGTGCTCTACACCGACTACAAAATCCAGCGCGGCAAGAACGGCGAACTGCCCTGGGATGCCCCCGGCTTGTTGGCTGATGGCACCGTACCGACGTGGGCATAAGGGGTACCTGTGGGGTTCACGCCGAAACGGAAGCAATACAACCTCAAGTTCGAGAATGAGGACTATAACGGCCTAGAGGTATCGATGACAGGGTCCAGTCTGGGGGAGGTACTGGACTCCATGAATATCGGCGCACTGATGGGAGAAGCCGACCAATTACGCATCGACGCACAGAACGCTGTCACGCCCGACGACCTTAAAGCTATAGCAGCGAAAGCCGCGCGAGTGTCGGACGCCACGGACAGGTTCTACCGTGATTTCGCTAGCCACCTCGTGAAATGGAACGTTGAGGAGCCACCCGGCACGCCCGTACCGGCAAACTATGAGGGCGTGAAAACGCAAGAGCTGACGTTCATCGCGGACATCCTCACTTCATGGCGCACGGCGGTGCAGGGAGTGGAGCCGGATTTATCTCAGCCATCGAACGATGGCGCGCGTTCCCTGGAGGGATCAATTCCGATGGAGCCCTCATCACCCGACCGGCAGAGCTTGCCCGAGCTGAGTTCATCCTCGGATGCTGCGAACGGTTTAGTTGCCTCCCCAGTCGGCTCCTGAGTGAGGATGCGGAGCTAATCCAGTTACTGGCCCTAGAAGATTTGGGCGGTAGTCGAAAACCTAAAGAAGGCGACGGGTAGTGGCAAACGAGATCGAAATCGTCGTCAAGGCGACGTCTTCCGGTCTCAAGGGTGAAATAAAGACAGCAGTCGACGCGGCCATTGCCGGACTCTCAATTGACATTCCCGTCAAGCCTCAGACGGCCGCGCTCTCCGCCGAGGTGCGGACCGCCGTCACGGAGGCAACGACCGGCGAAAGCATCAACGTCACTGTCAAGGCCGACACCACGGGCCTGCGTGCTGGAGTAACCGCGGCGGCGACAGAAGCGGCCACCGGGCAAGAGATCAAAGTCCCGATGAACGTAGACTCGACCGGGTTGCGGGAGAAGGTCACCGCGGCTAAGGACGAGGCTAGCGTCGGGCAACACATCGACATACCCGTCAACATCGATGAGAACCTAGCGCGCACGGCGGGGGAACGGGCAGGAGCAGCCGCCACTCAGGGTATCATATCGCAATTTCAGAAACTCGACCTCGGTTCATATCTTGCTAACGCTATATCCGTGGCGGTCATACCAGCCATACAGTCCATCGGACAATTGTCCGGCGCGCTTGGTCTTATTCCCGCCATGGCGGTCGGTGTGGGCACCGCGCTAGCAACGGTGGCAGTCGGTGTCCAGGGCATGGATACGGCCTTCAAGGCTAGCGAAGCGTCGACCAAGGCGAACTCGGCAGCGCTGAAAGCCGACCAGCAAGCGGCGACGGCGCAAGCCACAGCCACCCAGGCCAGTACGGCAGCGGGCACAGCGAACGTGGCAGCGCTGAAGCAGCGCGTGGCCGAAGGGGCCGCGCACGTCGCCACCCTGAAAGCCGAAGGGTCAGCTACCGCAGCGCAGAAAGCCGCCATTGCGGGGGCAACCGCAGAGCAGGCTAGTCTGACAGCCCAGCTCAAAACAGCACAGGCAGCGTACAGCGGCAACACCGCTGCCACTAACGCGTCGTCTACCGCACAAAAGAACGCTAGTAGCGCTGCCAGTCAGGCGAAATCAGCTCATGAGGCGGCGGCTAAGGCGGCTGACGCGTACGCGGCGTCCATGAAAAACCTAGCGCCCGCAGCTCAACAGGTTGTGTCGGCCATTATCCAGCTTGAGCCGGCGTTCACATCACTGCGAATGGACGTTCAGCAGCACTTGTTTCAGGGTCTCGGGCAAACTCTGATGACCGTGGCGAACACTGCGCTACCCGTGGTACGCACCGGACTAACGCAGATGGGTGACTCGCTTAACGCCGTGGTTAAGCAAATCGCGGGGTTTATTGAGCTCAAGCAAGCGGCGGACGCGTGGAAAGAGATCTTTGCTAACGTCGCAGCGGCGGCTAAGAACCTGGCAGGCGCGGTCTCCCCTATCTTGCAGATCTTCACGCAGGTAGCGCAGGTGGGCTCCCAATTCCTACCCGGCCTAGCGCAAGGGTTCACCGAAGCAGCCACCAAGGCAGCCGAGTTCGTAGCCAACGCGGCCAAGACGGGACAGCTAGCGCAGTGGATCCAGACCGGCATCGATGCCGTCAAGACGCTGTGGGGCATCTTTACCGACCTTGTACAGATCATCGCGAAAGTGACTGCCGCACCGGGACCTGGACTACTTGATGCCATTAAGGCCATACTCGACGTCGTATTGCAGTTGATAACCAAATTCCCCGCACTTATCACTCTAGTGGAGGCGTTCATTGCTCTGTGGGCGACCGCTAAAGTCGTGCAGGGTATTTCTGGAATGGTTACGAGCATTGGCGGTCTACTTCGAGCGTTGGGCCTCATAGGTCCAGCCGCAGCAACGGCCGCAGCCGCTGAGGCAGGCGTGGGCGCGGCTGGCGTGGCAGCCGGGGCAGCCGGTAGCGCTGGCCTACTCGCTACGTTAGGTCCAATTGCCCTAGTTGTACTCGCGCTAGCCGGCATCGGTCTGGCGATTTACGAGGTAATCAAGCACTGGGATACGATAAAGCAGGTAGCAACTAATGCGGCTACGACAATAGCTCAGACAGCGAAGACAGGTGCACAACAGTTCAAGCAGGGTTGGACGGATGGCTGGAACGCCATCAAGAGTGTGTTCAATGCCGGCGGGTCCGCAGTCACCGCTTCGGCACAAAAAATAACGCAAGCGTATCGTGATGCCTTCACGCCTATACCAGCCATCGCTACCGGCGTCATGGGTGGGCTTAACGTCGTCGTCAATGAGGGCGTACACAACATAGCGGCAGCCGTGGGTACGCTGCCCCCGCAGGTACAGGCGCAGCTAGGCCAACTGGCCCCGGCCATGCGCGGACCCACACAGGCCGCGCTGGCCGGTTTACTGCCCATTGTTACGTCAGGTATACAGAACATCACGAATCAGGTGCAAGGCCTCTCCCCGCAGGTACAGACAGCCCTTGCACCCTTATCGCCCGCCATGCAGCAATCAGTCGAGTCGGCTATGGGTGGCCTCCTGCCGGTCGTATCCACTGGTGTCACCAACATAAGCACGGCAATAGCATCGCTCCCCCCGGCGGCGGGTACGGCGCTAACGCCATTGCAAGCGGCGATCCAGACCCCGACCGATTCGGCCTTCTCCAACATGCTCACTGTAGTACAGACCGGAATCACAAACATCACCACGGCGACTGGGCAGATGCCGAGTCAAGTACAAAGCTCAGTCGGGGATATGTCGACCACCCTGAACCCGGCTGGACAATCCGCCATGTCCGGGTTCTATCAGGCAATGATTGACTTCTATAACAATACTATAGTCCCCTGGCTGAGCTCGATAGCTGCCTCAATAGCCAGTCTCAAAGGGCCAGTGCAAAAGGATAGGCAGATCCTAGTCGACAATGGCCGCGCAATCATGGAGGGCCTGCACGCTGGAATGCAGGACCGATGGGCCAGCATCGCTGACTGGCTCAAAAGCCTAGGCCCACAGATGGGCGATCTAATCGGCACCACATCGGGCGGTTTACCAGTCGACGGCGGCAGTTCGACGGCATCGCAGTTCCCCTTCCAGGCAATGACAGGGGCAACCGCGATGACCCCATACATCATCCACCCGAACTACGACACCGCTTCGCTGTACAACACCCTGTATCCACCCGCGCCGCCGCTGCCACCACCAACACCCGGCGGGGGCGGAACGGGAGGGGGTCATCACGGACACCACGGCGGTGGTCACGACCTTGCATCACTCCAGGCCGCGTTCACCGGGGCGCTAGAAGACATATTCTCTGGTGGACTCAAAACCGACATCAACTACAACGACCTGACCCTACGCCTCAACAAAGTCACCCGATCCAACGCGAGGCGATGACATGGCAAACACATGGTACCTAGGCCCATCCGGCGCGCTCGTCGCCATACCCGCACCATTCATCGGACTGGCCGCATCACCCTCACTCGTCGGTAAAATCAGTACCTCACTCAACGGCACACAAACGCTGTACCGAGCCTCGCAACCCCGCGTGTGGGCCTGCAAATGGCCAGCACTCACCGAAGACCAATCGAACTACCTACGCATGGTCGGCCACGGACTCATCCGCAGCCCCCTGCGCCTCATCGACGGCAACATACGAAACAGACTCCCCCTACGCATCGCCTCAGGCGGGTCATACACCCAAGCCGGCGACGACTTCACCACATCCACCGGATTCATACCGGACTGGGTAGCCATCACCGATCCCCCCGCCGCCGTCCCCGTCCGTGGCGCCCTTTCTTGGCAGCGAAGCAGCACCGCCGTCGACTGGGTGACCACGTTCAACGCCACGGACCGCGTACCGCTCATACCCGGTGAGCAGATAAGGATGTCCTGTTGGGCGCGCGGCACCGCCGTGGCCACCTCCGCAGCCATCGACTGGTGGGATGCGGCCGGGGTCGCCGCGGTAGCCCGCACCACCGGCACACCCGTCGTACTCGACCCCGTCAACTGGACATACCTGGAAAGTATCGGCACGCCCACCGCAACCGAGATCGAAGCCGCGCCTGTGATCTCCGTCGCTGCAGGAGTGGCCATCTCACTGATCCAAACCACAGGATGGCAACTCGCCCCGGCCACCGCGTCAGCAGTATGGGCCGTAGGTGGCGGCGCACCCACAGTCCTGGCCGGGGCACCGTCACCGTTCACATCCTCAGGTACCACCACCTACGGAATGTCCGACACGTACATCGGCACGGGACTACGGGCGTTCGAGCTGACATTAACAGAAAGGCGCATGTAAGTGTCCCTACAGGGCTGGTCCGAAACGCTCATATCCTCACAAGTCGACGGTGCCGCGCTGGGCACATCCACCACACCGACTTCATTACTGCCGGGCGCGGCCAAATTCCAACTACCGGCCAACTTCTTTCAAATCGGGCGGCAACTACGCCTCACCGCCATGGGGCGCGTCTCCAACATCGTCACCACGCCAGGCACCCTCACGCTCGATGTCCGCTTCGGTGCCGTCGTCGTGTTCAACGGCGCCGCAATGCCGTTGAACACCACAGCTAAAACAAACGTGTCATGGAGGATGGAGGCGCTACTAACATGCCGCGCTATCGGCTCCAGCACCACGGCTAACCTGTTCGGATTCGGGAACTTCACTTCCGAATCCGTCAGTGGGGCCATCGCCGGCACAGCTAACGACGTACTCATGCCAGCGTCGGCGCCCGCCGTAGGTACCGGGTTCGACTCAACATCGGCACAAGTGGTTGACCTATTTGGCACGTGGTCAATCTCCAACGCCGGTAACACCATCACCTTGCACAGCTACGCGCTAGAGTCCATCAACTAAAGCCATGGCACGCAAACCAACGGGACTACGTCCGGGGAGGGGACCGAACCCAACCGAGCGGTTCATCTCCCGGCGGGCCACGGGACCATCACCAGTCGTCACCCCTCCCCCGGCGGCGGTGACGGCGCTAGCTACAGCTATTGCCGCTGCCGATCAGACAATCATTGTCGACCTATCCGCGGACTGGGATCGCACCGGATACACTCACGCGCTCGCCTACCTCAGCACGGCACTGGAAGACCTCACCATCGACCGGAGCGCGACGGGCGCGCTCCCCGTCGAAGTCGGCTTAGTCGAGGGGTTCGCCAGTGCCCAACTCACCGCAACCCTTACCGGCGAGTTCAGCGATAACGTGACCAACGCACCGGAAACACTGGCACCGTACCGCACCGACTCACCACTCAGCGGCATGGTGCTACTAGCAGCCCCCGTCAAGTGCGATATAGGAGCACAAACCCCCGTAGGGCCTCAGACGGTCACTCAGTTCACCGGGCAGGTACGTTCAATCCACGTCGACTCTGGCGCCAGGTCCGCCGTACTGGTTGCGGCGGACCTGGCTGATACTCTGCGGGCACCAATCACCCTACCGGCATACGGCATCTACGAGCTGGCCATCGGCCCACAAACAAACAAATTCGCAGTAAGGTCACAAGCGATAATCGACTACGTCCTACGCAAGAACGGCATATACGCCAGTCCGCCACCACACGACCAAGCGCAAATATCATGCACTGGACACGGATGGTTAGCTGCCGAAATCGGCGTAGGGAGTACCAACATAGGTGGACGGTCCCCCATCACTGACGACACGTGGTGGATACCAGGTCCTTTCAACATGTTGGCAGTACGCGGGATATTCGGAGACACGGCCAGCGGTCTATTCCCGCAGTACTTCACCGCCAGAGAGCAGTACAGCCCTACCTCCGGACACGGTATCGGCATCGGCGCCTGGGTGTACGTCGGCAACGACCTCGGGCTTAGCGTAATCCAACAACGCCTATTCTCCCTCCGACCCTGCACTGACGTCTCTTACCAAATCTCCATGGACTTCATCGGCGATGGTCGCCTGACCGGCGTGATCGAAGGGCCAACCAGTAGCTTCGCGTTTGCGCAACCCATCAGCACTTCAGCGGCCTGGATGTACGTAGGACTACACTTCCAGCACATCGCCGGGGGCACCACAAAGATAACGTTCAGACAGAACGGTGTAAGCACGTCCGGGACGAACACCACGCCCACCACCTCTACTGCCATCGCACCATTCCTGACTGCCGCCGCTAACCTGAACTGTCTAAGCTGGTCTAACTTTCAGGTCTGGTATGACCCGCTCCCACCCGTAGGGTCATGGCCCGGTGAAGTACACACGTCACAAGCGGATATAGACGTCGGACTAAATCTTATGCCCATCCTGCCGGACGTAGTCGGGACCGACAGTTGGACCGTGATAAAAGACGTTGCAGGTGCTGAGTACGGGCTGGTCGGGTTCGATGAAAGCGGTAGGTTCTTCTTCAAGTCACGGGACCACGCTACCGATTCGGCTTCGGTCGAGAAGACAGCCACTGCCGACACATCATTACTGTCACTAGCAACCACCAGTAGTATCGACTCCGTGCGCAACGTCGTCACGTTAGACGTCACCGCAAACTATCTTACCGAAGGGGTAATAATACAGGCAACGGATGTAAACGAGTTCGACTGTCAGACGGGAACAACCATCTTCGCCGTGCCCCTGGACTACGGAATGATCGGACGCACGCCTCTGGGCAGCACCCAAACACTATTCCAACGGATAACGGCAGACTGGGATGCCGTTCTCGCCACGCCTAACAACACCGGCGTTGGTGGTTTCGTGGCCGTGCGCGCGGATTCCCCATCAACGGAAGTGACCAGCGGCGTCACCGTGCTATTCCTCACAGCGGGCGACCGGCTAGGGTGGATAATCGTCTACAACACATCCGGGTTCCCTCTACAATTCGCCACCACAACCGGAAACCCCGCTCTAGGGGTGCTCGGATTTACCCCTCTGGCTGGCCTGTTTCCGCAGCTAGTCGTTACCACATCGTCTCAAGTCAGCGACGCCGGCAGCGTCAGCGTCTACGGCCAGCGCGTACTTCCCATCGACGCGTCCCCCTACCGCCAACTCCTCCCACAGTTCGAGTCAATCGCCCAAACCCTACTGAACGACCTGGCCGTCCCCAGGCCGGTACTGGAGAACATCACCATAAACGGCGACCCTGAACTCAAATTGGGGGACACTGTCAGACTAGAAGATCCAGCCACGAACGGCTCCATACTGGCCAGTGTGGTTCAAATAACCCGCACGCTCAGCGGCGGTCAGCTCACGGACACACTGTCCGTACGACCAGTGGCCGCGCCGTGAGAAAACCGGCAGTCACTCATGGCGGACACGCCGAGACCCGTAGACCACTGGTCGTAATACCGATCGGTGGGCCGGCCAAGTCAGTCGACTGTGACACGTGCAATATGCACATGAGCACCGACGCGACACCCAACGCCGCCGACCGGTCATTCGGCCTTGCTGTCGACACGGCCGGTGCGGTGACGTCGCTCAACGATGAGTCGGACGTCCTCGCCCACTACGCTGATACTATTTGCCAGGTAAAGAAGTGCCCGCACCGGTCACCGGGAGCAGCGGTACCGACACCACCGGCTTAGGGGAGTTAGGCACCGCCCACACCTGCACCGCGTACAGGACGGCGGTGACGATGGTCAGCCAGTCAGACGACGTGATCGGCCCGCCGCGCGAGAGAATAGTCTGAGCTGCGATAAGCGCGGCACCGATCACGGCGACAATGAACTTACTGTACTGACCCATCATGGAATTATCCCCACGTCGGTGAGCGCTTTGGAGGTCTGAGGGCCCACGTTCCGGCCGTCACCACCGGCTATGCCTGACCGGCGTTGAAATTCTTTAATGACGGCTGTGGTTTGGTCACCGTAGTAGCCGGTGGTCGGGGCGATGTGAGAATACAGCGGGAACACGCGGTTAAGGCCGACCTGTAACCTCTTGATCAGGTCGCTTGTTTGGCCGTAAGCAACCCCATCGAACGTGGCCGCGAGTGGTGTCCCGATGGCGATGCTTGACAAAATCGCTTGTCGCTCCAATACGTCGGGGCCGTAGTCACCGTTCGCTGTGTGCGCTGTGTTCGTCTGACCCGAGTTGTACGCGTTCAACGCCGCAAGCCACGAGCCGTTACCTGAGCGGAGTCCGTCCAGCATGTCCGCGGCGCGTTGCGCCTGAGCGAACACGTCCTGATCGAAACCAGCCGGGATGGCATGCCACCGGTCATCGAGTTGGAACATGCCGTGGCCGTGCCCACCGTCACCGACGATATTACGCAGGTTCGTTTCCCGGCTTCCTACCGCATACAGCAAGCACGGCAACAACTTGCGACTGTCATTGATCGCGGTGATGAAAGGCCACGCCTTGCTCGCCCGCTGATACTGAGCGAGCAGGTCATCACGAGTGATCCGCATCAGGGCCTCCCCATCCTGGCGATCTCCAATTCGTTGCGCAGGCGCTGAACCCTATCCTCCAGCTCAAGCATGAGCCGCCTGAGGGTTCGGATCTCCGACTCCGCTTTACCCAGCCGATGATCCCGGTCCAGTAGTTCCCCACGGAGGTATTGGACCTGCTCACGGGTCGGCTCTAGCAGCTCAATGGCAGCGGCTGACAGCTCCGTGACCGCGTCGATCGGTGCCCGACGTTTCAGCGCACGGCGTTCCCGCAATGCACTGAGCGCAGCGGCTATACCGCTCAGCCCACCAAGCGCGGCCACTATCTGAATGAGTAGCAGCGTGGGGGTCACGGTGACACGATGCCGCGCCGGATAATGCCGATGTCTCTACTGACCTGACACGAACGCACAAAGCACGCGGCGGCCAGTGACAAGAGCAGAGCGGAGCCCGTGAGGGAGGGCCACCCGGCGAAGGCGAAGCTGGACACACTGAAAGACGCGCACAAGCCCGCGAGGATGAGCAGCCCGGACCGCTCTAACTGGAGACCGACCGCGCTGATGGCCAGCAGGCCAGTGAGAGTCAGGGCACCACCAACCAGGAGGCCCGCGTACCAGGCGAGCTGAGCGGCGGCGGGGAACGCCGCCACGATCGACCGGGCGCGGACAGCGGGCACGATCAGGCCGGCGACACCGACCAGGATCATCGCCGCGCACAGGTACGCCTCGAACAGGTGGCGGGCGACGCGTGACCGAGCCCCTGGCAGCGGCGGGGGCTCGGTCACCGCGGAAGCCTAGGGCACCCTGGGTGGGGCCGGTGTCGGCGGCAACCGGTCGGTGTTGACCTGCACGTCCAGGCACACGACGATGGCCGGGTCGGCGGGTGGTCGCGGGCCTACGACGCACACCGGGCCGGTGGCGGCGCTGGCCGGGATGGCGGTGAGCAGGGCGAGCGAGGCGGCAGCGGCGGCGATCGTGAGAGTCTTGCGCATGGTGCGGTAACGAGCCGGTGGTTACTGGCGGTGCGGTCTACCAGTCACCGCTGACGCCCACGGGCCAGCCATCGGCCGGCGGCGTGGTGGGTGGGTTCGGGCAGAACCCAGGCGTGTCCCCGCACAGGACCATGGTCACGGGCCGGAGCTTGCCGGCGGGCAGGTCGAGCTGTTGCGACGGGGCGTGGGTGCCCGGTGGGTACAGCGTCGCCGTCACCGTGACCCGGGCCTGTGGTTGGGGCGTGGGGAAACCCTGGTTGATCCGCTGCGACATGACCACGGCCAGCGCGACCAGGAGGAGGAGCGCGGCCACCACGATGGCCACGGCGGTCTCAGTGTCACGGCGGGCGGTGCTGCGGGCACGTCGATCCCGTGGGGCGGTGATGTGTTCGTGGATGTTCAGGGCGCGCATGGATGCGGTGCGGGCGATGCTTGACAGGATGGGGCCGCCGCGTTCCCGGTGTTGTCCGGTGCTCATGATTTGCCTAACGTCGCTGCGTGCGGGTGGTGACGGGTGATCTTAGCGTGGTCTTAGGGTGGGCTGGGCCTACCCCTTGCCACACGTGCATGGTAGCATGCATGCATGACGGAACCTCTGACGGAGCCGGTGCGAGTGTTCAGCGCCAGACTCCCTGACACCCTCCACGCCCGAATAGTGGCCTACGCCAACAAGACTGGCCAGAGCATGAATACGGTGCTCTGCGTCATGGTCCGCGACGGACTCGACAAAGCGGAGAGTGCGCCCAATGACTGAACTGTGCGTGTTCGACAAAGGCGACCCCGAACCAGGCCTGCACATCGACGTGGTCGAAGACTGCGACGGTGACTTCTGGTGGCGCGTCGACAACGAATGGCGCTCCATCTGCGCACGGATACCACTCAAGTGGGCGGCGCTACTGAAATTCTCACCACTCACGGCCCGCGACGCAACCCACGAATACATGAAAGGTGCATGATGACCAACGCAATAGATACAACCCTACTGGACGGCTTGGTGCTCAAACAGGGGGGACACGACAGCCCCGACGACGGCCTCTGTCTCATGGAAGCGGTCGCCTACGTTCGAGGCATACCACACACAGACAACCCAGGATGCGTGTCTCCAGTTCTCTCGCAAATGGGTAGACGGATAAACGATCTACTGCCTGACGAGAGACGACAATCTCTCATTCCTCTCATCCCTGCACTGCCGGGGACCGTGGACGACGGGTACGACGAAGCCCGCAGTTACCTCGCCCTGGACTGGCTCCTGCGGACATGGCTGCCGACGTGGCTAGATCTCGCACCTGGCTGCAACGCCATCGCCGCGCAATTACGTGAGGTCGGCGAGATAGTTGATATCGCAGCGGCGAAGCGAGTCTTTCCGTTGGTCCGAGCGGCCCGAGAGCAAGCGGCTGCCGCTTGGGATGCCGCTTGGGATGCCGCTGGGGCTGCCGCTTGGGCTGCCGCTGGGGCTGCCGCTTGGGATGCCGCTGGGGATGCCGCTGGGGCTGCCGCTGGGGATGCCGCTTGGGCTGCCGCTGGGGCTGCCGCTGGGGATGCCGCTGGGGCTGCCGCTGGGGCTGCCGCTGGGGATGCCGCTTGGGCTGCCGCTGGGGCTGCCGCTGGGGATGCCGCTTGGGCTGCCGCTGGGGATGCCGCTGGGGCTGCCGCTGGGGATGCCGCTGGGGCTGCCGCTGGGGATGCCCTGCAACCGACAGTGGATGCACTACAACTATCGGCCATCGATCTCTACCGACGTATGGCCATCGCCGGAAAGGAGAACTCCGCATGACCGAACTGGCACCCATTACTCTGGCCGACCGAATCCCTACCATCACCGAAGTCATCGCCGACCGCATAAAGGGCGTAGACAAACTCGGATACGAGTTCTACCACTTCACCACCACCGTGAAAGAAGGCGCCGAAGGGCTATACATCGAACTGGAAGTATCCGAATACGGCACCCACCCCCACGCCGTCACCGTCTACGTCCACGTATCTACACCCATATCGCGGCGCGGGCCAGCGCACGTGACCAACGGGAGCGACCATGCCTGAGTGGTTAGGGTGGATCATCGCCGGACTCGCCATATGGTTCGCTGCGTCTGTGTTCGCCACCTACTGCATCTCCGTCTACTTCCGACAAAAGCGAGAATACATTGAGTTCCTAGAGAAGGACCCGCGATACCATGACCCAATCTAGCTTCGTGCATGAACTGCATATCCGGCATGACGCGACGCGGCGGCCGGACGAGAGCGGGCTATTCTGGCGATCTCAACCTAACGGCTACAGTTCCGTAGCGTGTTCCTGTGGATTAAGCAACCAGGGAGTGACCGCAGACATGAAGCTACTGTTTGAGATACACAGGGCACTACTTGAGAGGACAACATGAACGGCATACCACGAGTAATCGCCCACCCGCCAGGTATCCACACACTCAGCATGGGCGACTACCAAGACGCCGACGCCCTCTCCTTCACCGGGGCCGTCAAACTACTACCCCCATCCTGCCCAGCCAAATACCGATACTGGCGAGACAACCCCGAAGAACCCACAGACGTATTCGACATCGGCACCGCAGCACACGCCCTCGTCTTCCGAGGTGCCCACCGCATCGACGTCATCGACGCAAAGAACTGGCAAACCAAAGCAGCACAAACCGCCAAGAAAGACGCCCGCGCCACCGGTCGCATAGCCCTACTCACCGACCAATGGCAACGCGTCCAAGACATGGCAGAAGCGCTCTGGCGGCACCCCATCGCCTCAGCCCTCCTCCGCGGCGGCGCCTTCGAGCAATCCATCTTCTGGAAAGACACCCACGCCGGCATCCAACGCAAAGCACGCCTCGACTTCCTCCCCCACCGGACACCAGCAGACATGTACGGAGTGGACTACAAAAGCTGCGCAAACGCCCACCCGGATTCCTGTTCCAAGGCGCTGTGGACCTACCGATACTGCCAGCAGGCCGCGTGGTATCTCGACGCGATGGACGCCATGGACCTCACTAGCGCATACCACACCCCGTTCCATTTCATTTTTCAAGAGAAGACACCGCCCTACGTGGTGACCGTTGCTCAGCCCGACACGGACGCTATCCGTTGGGGCCGTGAGCTGAACCGGACCGCGATGGGCATCTATCGGGAGTGCGTGGCCACTCAGCGGTGGGGCGGGTATGACGATGAGGTGGTACCGATCAGCTTGCCGACGTGGGCGGAATACCAACTGGCCGACATGGACATGGACGCGGTGACAGCCTGATGCCCCACCCTAACTGGCGCATACCGCTCAAATCACGCTTCTTTGATCGAGTAGCCCTGCCCAATGCCAATGGATGCATGCTATGGCTGGGTGGCGTTGGTGGAGTAGAACCCCGCGTCTACGGTCGTTTCAGGGTTGGGAAGCGGACGGTTCTAGCCCATAGATTTTCTTATGAGCTGCTGGTAGAGCCGATCCCGTCCGACTTGCAGATAGACCATACGTGCGTGGTTACCCTCTGTGTTACCCCAGATCATCTAGAGCCAGTTACGGCGCAGATAAACTCGCTGCGTAGCGGGAACTTGGCTGGAGTCAACGCCCGAAAGACGCATTGCCCAGAACTTCATCCATACTCGCCCGAAAATACGTTCCACAGGAATGGACGGCGGTTATGCAAGATATGCAAGCGTGCGGAATGGCGGAGATGGTATCTAAGTACGCGAGGCCACAATGGGTGACTCCATAACGTCCGTCGTGCCATCACCAGATCGCGTTGGCCAATCAACCGCGATTGAGCAGTCCCGCGCGGCAGCGGAAGTACTCGGCAGCATCGAAGCCGCCCAACGCTGGCCGCGGGACACTCAACGGTCGCTGCGGGAACTGAACATCACATGCGGCATCATGTCCGTTGCTGAGACCGCGTTCTACAGCTTCCCCATGGGTAGCACCACCGTTGAGGGCGCAACCGTGTCACTCGCCCGGTACATGGCGCTCGCCTGGGGTCATGTGCACTTCGGGATAAACGAACTACGCAGAGATGAGGACTACGGGCAATCCGAGATTATGAGTTGGGCCTGGGATGTCCAGTCGGGTGTTCGCTCGTCTCGGATATTCATCCTTCCTCACCGGGCTTATGCCCCTAAGAATGGGTCGAAGGTGGCCCGGATGGTGGATCTGCGGGAGATCCAGTTCAATAACCTTTCGGTGGGTGGCCGGAATGTGCGGGAGACGATGTTCGCTGTGATGCCGGCGTGGTTCCGCGAGAAAGCGGAGGCGTTGTGTCGGGAGACGCTGACGCAGGGGGAGTTGGTGGCCGGTAAGCGGGTGGCGTTGCCACCATTGCCGCTGCGGATCGCGTCGATGGTTGATTGGTATGCGAGGAAGCTCTCGGTTGACCAGCGGCAGCTTGAGGCGAAGGTGGGGAAGCCCGCGGATTATTGGTCGGTGTATGACGTGGTGTCGTTGGGGAATTTGGGGCGGTCGGTGACGTCGGGGGAGATCACGAAGGCGGCGGCGTTCCCCCCGGCGGTGCGCACGGGCGCAGAGATCATCGCGGCGGCGCCACCTCCCGAGTCCACACCGGACAGCCTCTCACCTGCGACGATGCAAGATCAGATAGAGACCGTCAGCCCTGAGTAGACAGTCATAAGATCAACTCTCAAGAGAAGTGGTGGATCATGGATAGCGAGATCAAGGCCAAATGGGTAGCCGCGCTACGCAGCGGACAGTACCCACAGACTAGGTCACACCTGCGTGATGACTACGGGTATTGCGTCTATGGCGTGCTCTGTGATCTAAAGAACCCAGAAGGGTGGCACGGCGTGGTGGACGACGAAGAAGCCAACACTCGGTATTTTATCGATGGGGACGAAAGAAACTACGAAGACCTACCAGAGACGGTGCAGCAGTGGGCTGGCATAGCCGAGGATGACCTAGTTATCCACACCGTCAATTATGGAACGGTCAGGGTATTCGAGCTAAACGACTACCACGCGGTGCCGTTCAACACACTAGCTGACCTGATCGAGGCGCAACTGTGACCAGTGATCACATAGGTACCGATGATCGGCCACACGACCTTCACGATTGGATCATCGCCGCCAGCTACCAGGTGGTGCCGATATGAAAGGCGTACCGGCCCTGCGGGTTGCGCAGGTGTACGCGACGCTCGCCGTCGTTGACGCGATCAAGGAGCGGGGCAAGTCGTGACCGACATCGACACCCGCTCCATCGCCTACGAAGCCGTAGGTGCCGCGCTCCAACACGCCCGCGCGGCCTACGAACGACAAGGCACCGTCCTGCCCCCCATTGGGTCGCTGGCATGGCAACGCGCACCGTGGCAGGTCCACGTAGCCACCCTGGCCGCTGCGGGGCTGGCGGCGCTGCTGGACGACCGGGTGCAGCACGGGGTGCTCAAGCAGGCCGCCGTTGGTATCAGCTTGGGCCTGGATTGGCGGGCCGAGTCGTCGGTGCCGTCACACGCCGAGTTGGAGAGGAGGCGAGCTGAGTGAACCCCGTGGTGGACCCGTTGACGCCGTGCGGTGCGGCGGCCCCTGACCGGGTGTTCATGGGCCGCCACCGTGGCCTCGCCTGCGTCATGCACGTGTGCCACTACCACGCCATACAAGCCCACGTCGTGCATCAATGCTCTTGCGGCGCGCTCTGGCGCTACATCCAGGGCAGCGTGCAGGGCACACACCCGAGGAAAGCCGAGTGACCTCCCGTGCCCGATTGAGTACGGCTCGTGCCTACCTGCCGCGCTGCGAGACCTCCGAGGCGGGGCAACTAGGATGCCCGGACCCGTACCGGCGCCGAGGCACGATAGACTGTCCCAAACCCGGACTGCCACGCCGGGTCGTTGCCCGCAGAACCATCACCGGAGGTGGGCGTCATGCCCCCACAGTCGCTCAACCCGTCACCCCCGTGCGCTACTCTAGTAGCGAGTCGTGATGGGCTCGTGGGCATCAAAAACCCCCCCGGATACCGCCGTGGCAGGCGGTAGTTGCCTCCGGGGGGTTCTCCATCTCACGGGCACGTGTCCCCGCTAACTGTGGCAATGGAGCCCGTTGACCGGGCCGTCGCCGCGCCCACCGGGGCGTACACCAATGGACACAAACCACCCGAACCTGACGATTTCTGGTCCGAGCGGCCAGTGCTCACCCACCTCCGCAAAGCAGCCCTCGCACGCCGAGTATCACCATGGGCCGTGCTCGGAGTCGCACTCGTCCGCGTCATCGCCGCCGTCCCCCCGTTCGTCGTCCTCCCACCCATCGTCGCTGGCCGCGGCTCACTGAACCTGTTCATCGCACTAGTAGGCCCCTCAGGCAGCGGCAAAGGCGGGGCCACCACCACCGCAACCGAGACACTGCTCACCGCCGGCACCGGGGAACGCTTCGCCACCCACTCACTGGGGTCCGGGCAGGGCATCGCCCACTCCTACGGCAAGCGAGAAAAAGACGGCAGCTTCGTCCGGCATTCCGTCTCAGCGCTGTTCGTCGCCGAAGAAATCGACGCCATGGGCTCCGCTGCCCGCCAGGTCGGCTCAACCCTCCTGCCCGAGCTGCGGTCGCTGTGGATGGGGGAAGCGCTGGGTAAGATGTACGTCGACCCCGCTAAGCGCATCGAAATCCCCTCGCACACCTACCGCGCGGGCCTCATCGCCCACGTCCAGCCCGCGCGGGCTTCCACTCTGCTCGACGACGTGGACGGTGGCACCCCACAAAGGTTCGTGTGGCTGCCCACCACCTACCCGCACAGCGACCTGCGTCCGGAGGGCCCGGTGGCTCCGTGGCGGTGGCGCTGCCCCGTGTGGAAGGCCACTACCGCGGAACCTGGCATGCCGCTGCCGGTGTGCGATGAGGCGTGGGAAGCCATCGACGGCAGTGCGCTCTCGAGAGCGCGTGGCGAAGGTGACCCACTCGACGGGCACCGGCTGTTCTGCCAGCTCAAGGTGGCCGCCGCGCTGGGCATCCTCGACGGCCGGCCGATGGTGGCCCTGGCGGATTGGGAGCTGGCGCAACGCGTCATGGCCGTCAGCGACCAAACCCGTGGTGACGTCATCGAGGCTCTGAAGTCGGTGAAGGTTCGGGCGCATGAGGATAAGGCGTTCGGTGCGGCAGTGACCGCGGTGGCCGTGGATGAGGCCCTATCCGATGCGGCCACCAAACGGGTGCTGAAGGTGTTGCAGCGCCACATCCCGGTGACACCTGACCGGATCACGCGCACGGAGTTGCGCCATCGGGTCAGCTCCCGTGACCGGGCTCATTTCGATGAGGCGATGACTCGACTTCTGGCCACCGATGCGGTGCTGGTGGATCACTCAGCGAGGGGTGTTGCCTATCAACGTCCGGAGGACCAGTGACTCTAAGCAAGGGGGGACAGGGGGGACAGTGTCCCCCCCTACTCGCGAAAATCCGTGACCGTCAAGTCAGGATTGACCAGGTAGAGAGAAATTGTTTGTTTCGCGTTATGAGCTACTTCGCAAGGGGGGGGGAGATGTCCCCCCTTGTCCCCCCT